AACGTCGCGGCAAAATTTGGATTGTAGATGCACAGCGCCGAACCGGCATTCGGCGGCAGCATGATCGATCCCGACCAGTCGACACCCAGGCCCCAAAACGACGGCTGGATGCCGGCGATGAAAACGATCTTGCGGCCGAGCTCGGCGGCAATCTCGACGACGTTGTTGGCGCCAAGACTGTAGCCGACCGCCGCGAGCAGATCGCCCGCCGGGCGTTTGTCGAGATCGTCCGCCGCCTGTTGCCACGCATCCTGATCGTATGGGCCGAGCACGATAAAATTCGCGCCGAGCTTTTTGATCTTGCCCGCCAGGGTGAGCATGCCGGGCGACGTGGCGAGGCCGCCAAGACCGTAAAGATCAGCAATGACGATGCTCATGCTACGGCTCCCAGATTGATGGATTTATCGGCAACGGCCATGCGCGTGAGGAGCGCCGCGCAGCCGAGCTGGTGATCGACTGCGTTCGGGTCGTAATGGCCGTCAGCGATGTATTTGCCGGATTTGTATTGATCGGTGCTGGCCCAGACGTACGGCGACGGCACGCCGTGCTGCGCATAGCCGAGGCCGTTGTACTCCTCGAGCAGCGTCAGCGCGCCGCCGATCGACCAATCGGCCCAATGGGCCGCGTAGGGCGCGCAGCGTTTCAGTGCATTGATCGCCGCATCTTCCCAACTGTCGAATGGTCCCTGCCCTTTCGGAACATGCACCGAAACAGCGTTCCATGAATCGCCCTGCGCGAGATTGGCCGCCCAGCTTTGCGATGCTTCGCGCTCATGAATGACGGCGATGATGAACCACGGCACGCTCGTTTGCCCGGATACGGTCTGGTATCGCGCCTTCGCGGCCGAATCGATCAGGCGGCGTGCGACGGCATCGAGCGTGGTGCCGAGTGCCGGATTGGTGTGCATCGCGGACCAGCGCGCCGCATTTGCCGCTTTGAGCTTGGCGAGGTCGATCATAGCCAGCTCCCGCCAGATCGCAACGCGATGGCGCCGGCGAGCAAGGTCGAAACGCAATAGATCGCTGTGGCGAGAATCGTTCGCATAATGTCACCTCGTTTTTTTTGAAACGGCTACCCGGGTGCGGTCAGGTCGCCGCGATCAATTTGTCGGCGCGCCGCACAGGATGCATTGGATCGCCACGCGCACGGTGCCGCCGGTGAAATTCGATCCCTGCGCGGTGAGTTTTATGGTCGAGGTCGCATACCAAGCGGTCGGGCCGACCACGCCGCTATTGCTTGATCCGGCCGCGACACCGAGGCTTGAGCCGAACTGGCCCGCGGTCGTTCCGGCACCGCCGCTCGCGCTGGTCGTGGCATCGACATTGAACGAAGTCGCGCCGGTGATCGCCGTCACGACATAAGTGGAGACTGCGAGCACGATGGCGCGATTGGGGATGGCCGCTGTGGAGACAGACGATGCTCCCGAGCAAGTAATGAGATCCTCGATCACGCCGAACTGAATTGTCGATCCGTGCGTAGCCGTCACCAAACCGAGGTCCGACAATTTGGCCGCGGGGAATCCCCCGGCGGTGGCGCCGTCCTGGACCACGACGCGATTATTGGTGGTATCGACGACCAGCTCGCCCTGTGCCCCCGTGAAGGAGGCGACTTGGCTCGCCGTGCCGCGCCGATATTGAACCTGAACGGCTGTCGTCATGTGCTAAATCCTCATGCCGCGCCGAGATCGACATCGAGCTCGACAAGCAGACCGGGCGGGATGCCGAAGTCATCCGCCGTGGCGACCGTTCCCGTGACCAGCCCGAAATCCATGGAAGTATTCACGAGCAGCGCGCGGGCGACTGGATGATCGATCGCAACGCCCGTCGGCGTGTAGGTGTAAGCCGTGCAAGCTGAGAGCTCCTGCACGCCGCCGCCGAAGACGTTGAAGCTTTGCAATTTGATATAGAGCGTCTGGCTTACATATTGCGGCGGCAGGTCGTATTCGAACACGGAACTATCGAGGCGCGCGAACGGCGCAGCCACGGCGTGCGCGGCACTCGCGGTTCCGTAGAGGCCGCGATACATCGTGCTGAGCGAGTAATGGTTCGCCGAGGTCAGCGTCGCCGTCTCGTAGGATAGAAGCTCGCCGTCGACGATGGACAGCGTATTGGTGAGCTGGGCGTCGAGTGCGGTGCCGCTCGACAGCACGCCGCCGCTCTCGGCGAGATTCACCGCCAATGTGTCCGTGATGTCGGGGTTCGTTCCGCCGAACGCCGCGAGCGCCGCGGTGAGCACGCCCTGCCGTGCCGGCGAGACGACCGTGCCGATTTGCGTGTATGAGGTGCCGTCGAGCGACAGCCATACGAAAGCCCCGCCCCAATTCGGGTCGGCCATGCCGCCGGAGCCGCCCGATGCCGCGATCCACACCTGCGCGGTCGTCCCGACGAGCGCGGCCGGCGGCTCGAAAATGATCGGCGCATTGACGGAATCGGTAGCGAGGTTGCGGTTGATCGGATTGTTGGAGACCGGTTGCGTCGCATACAACGTCGCCGTCGCCGCACCCAGTGGAAACTCCTCGGCCGCCACCTGCAAGAAGCCGTTCTCATCCTCCTCGATTTCGGTGATGCGGATCGGCGCATTCGCCAAGCCCAGGATCGAGTCGGTGACCGTTACCAAATCCATCGGGTCGAGCAGGCAATATTCCCACGACAGACGGAATTTGTAGGTGTTGCGGATATAGACCGCGCGCTGCAGCATGAGCTGGCCGGAAATCAGCGCGACGTTGGGATCGCAGATTTCGTGCGCGGTCACCGTTGAAGCGATCCGCATGCCGTAAAGCTCGATTGCGTTCTGGTCGCGCGATTCCACCGTCGTCAAATTGTAGGCGTTATCGCGCTCCGCGATTTCCAAACGCCAAACATTGTAAGCCTCGTACGGATCAGAGCGCGACACTTGGAGCGGATCCTCGTTGCCGTCCGCCTTGAAGTCGTCGTCGGTCAGATCGTAGATCGGCGTGACATTGGGATTGAACGTGACGCCGGCACCGGTGACGGAGCTGTCGCCGTAAGGGATCAAGCGGAACAAGCCGCCGGACCAAACCGCGGCGGTGTTGCAGAGCGCCAACCAGCGGCCGAGGATGCTCGACGCCGTCTCCTGGTCGGTAAGCGCCGGACTGAGCGCGATGCCGGCGGCCTTGCAATAGGTTTGGAGCGACGCGTCGCCGCCGGAACCGTAGAGCGTGGTGGCATCGATGCTGGCTGACGGAAAGCCGACGCCGTATTGGGCATTGGTGAGAAAATCGCCGATGATTTGCGCGGCGTCGGCATCGACGCCATTGGGCCCGCTGCCATAGAATACACCTTCGATCTCGAAATTATGATTATCGAGCGTCGCCGAGTCGCTCAGGTCGTAGTTCGCCGCGCACACATAGGCGGTGCCTTGATAGGCAAGCGCCTGCGCGGGATAGGCCGAGACAAGATAGCTCCACTCGCTTTGCGGCGTCGTGCCGGTGAACAGCGACAGTCCCAAGCCGGAAAGCGTATAGAGCGACTGCCCGCGCCAGATCTGATTGATGCCACCAATCGCCCCTTCGCAAAGAGCCATGATCACCGAGGCGGAATAGGTGTAACCGGTCGTCGTTCCGCCGCCGCCGAAAATGCCGCCTTTGCCGCCGCCGCCACCGCTCTGCTCTGCGTGGGTTTGGAAATTATTGTACCAGATGACGTTCGGCGCCAGTTTGGACTCGCCCCAGACGATCGGGACCGGCAGCGCATTGACGGCGGTCTGGATTTGCAGGCCGGTATAGTCCGGCGTGACCGCAGCCTGCTTGGCGCCGGTACGAAAGATGCTCACGGGTTCGCCCAGAAGCTGAAGAAGCGCGGTCTGCGCGCCGCATCGGACAGTACGGCGTTATGACCGATCTCCTCTTCAAGAACCCTGCGCGCGGGATGGTACGCGTGCACGATCGTGAGCGGGCTTGCGTTGGTCACGATGCCTCCGTGCGAATAGCAGCGGCCATAGCGCAGGACCATCACATCGCCCGGCTGGGGTGAAGTGACCTCGCGGCTGCGATCGAAGATAAAGCCGAGATAGCGCTCTTCGCTGCGATGCAAATGCCAATCGACCGGATACGGGCGCGGGTCGAATGGCGGGCAGAGTCCGGTGTCGACGAAAACACGCACCAGCAGCATGCCGCAATCGACGCCGACGCCTTTGACGTCGGCGCAGTTGTGATACGGCGTACCGAGCCACGCGCGCGCCGCCGCGACAACGCGTGCGCGTTGAGCGCTTTCGCTCTCGGTCATGATGACAATCCGGATTTTTAGGGGTGGCCGCAATGCGACGCGACCAACCGAGAGCAGTACAGCGGGCTTCGCGCTGCTCGGCCTATCCTGGGTACTGCATTGAGATCGCTGTTAGGCCGCCGCTCGTTTGCTTGCACGTCGGCTCGGCGCCTTCTTGGGTGGCGGCAACAGCAGGTCGGCCGGCACGCGAAAGCGAGCACGCAATCGCTGCACCATCGCCATGCTCAATCCCTTCTTGCCGCGCAGCACTTCGCTGACCCGGCTCGGGGTGCCGAGGATCGGCACCATGTCGGCGCGCGTAAGGCCTTGCTGGTCCATCAAATGACGGATCAGATCGGCGATGCGCGGTGGACGGCGCGGCCATTTGCACTCCTCATACGCAGCAATCAGACGCGCCTGCGCCTCCAGCCGCGCAATATCGGCCGGTTTACGCGAGTCCCACAGCCGCTCGACGAGCGCGCGAGCGCGGACCAGCTCCGCCTCCCTGTCGATGAGGATCATTGTTGCATCCATTACATCGTCTCCGCATCTATCTCGTCGTATTCGGCATGCGTCCCAAAGAACCGGATCACCACGACGCCCGCCTGATACTGCACGCGGGCAATCAATCGATAGTCGTTGGCCTTGACATTGAACACGACCCGCCCGGCTTTGAGAATGCTCGCCTTCGGGTATGCGGCCTTAACATCCTCCGGATTGCGCCATTGGGCGCGGCCGACAATGTCCAGCCAGGCATCATATTGCGATCGTGCAGCTTTGATTCCCTTGTGGCCAGCACGATGGGCGAAATAACCTTCGACCACTTCCGTGCCAATGACGATCATTCGTTGAGCATACCACAAAATTCCAAAAATTGGAAGCTCAGGCCAAGCCGGGCAACCCTCCTCTGAAGAGCCTGGAGGGAAGGGCGTTTAGCGCCGCGCAGTGGACCACGGATCGAGGCCCTGCGTTTCCGTCAATGGCGCAGCTGCATTACACCGCCATCTGCGGCGGCGGCACGTACGGAAAACCGCGAAAATTCGCGAGATTGCCGAATTTGCTCTGGCAGGTACCCGGCGTGTGGTCGCAGCCCTGGTAAACGGTAAAGCTGTCGCTGGCAGCCGGAACGCTTTGCAGCGGATAGAGTACGGTCAGCGACGTCGAAGCGACCGCCGAGCCGACCGTCGCGGTCACTCCCGCATTGACGCCGGAGGTGAACGTGATCGAGCCTTGCTGGTATTTCGGATCGGCGCCGGACCACAGAATGACGGATGCGGTTGAACCGGCGCCCACCGTGCCATTGGTGCCGAATGCGTTCTTTACCAAGGTGCAGCCTGAATCATAGAGCGTGTGCAGGCAGGTCGGCTGATAGATGTTACGCGGCATGTCGATGTCGAGCAGCACTAGGTCGGAATTCACCGTGAGTTTCGCGCTGGTGCGACCGATCTGGTCGACGGTGCCCAGCCGCCCTTTGAATAGCGTCACGGAGCCGATCGCGGTGCCGGCGATACGATCGGAGAAAAACACGCGGGCGCGCTGGATCTCACAGCCGTCGAACGCACCATCGCGCAGCGCCTGGAGGAAGGGCGCGCCGCCGGTGATGGTGTCGGTCGCGAGCGCCGAGACCGTAATTTGCTGTTGATCGACTTCAAGGCCGACGGAAGCTTTGTATTTCAGGCCGTCGATCAGAATGGAGTTGGCAAGATAGGTAACGCCGCAATACGTGAACGAAACATCGACATTGGTATAGGTCAGGATCAACCCCGATCGCAGCGTAAAGCTGAAGACATCGGCCATGAACAACGGAACATCGGAGCTCGCGCGTGCAGTATTAAGGTAAGTTATGAGCGCGGAGGATGCCGGTTTCATGGTCGCCTGCGATTGGGTTGAGCGGGAGAAGAATTGCGACAGCAGGCCGCACTAGGTCAGGCTCTGGAGGGTGACGTTCGGCGCACGCATGCCGTTCCAAAAACCGATCCGGGCAATATGCCCGAACAGATCGTTCGCCCCGGCCGTATCGGTGCCGAGGCGCAAAGTATTGAGCGTCGGGATCGCGCCGCTCGACGTGCTCGACGGACTACCGCCGTTGGCGACTAGCGCGAAGTCATTGGCCTGGTATGCCGCCGCGAGCTGCGCCGCCGTACCGGCCGTTATTGTGCCGGCGGTCAGCGCCGCTTCCGACGCGCCGCCGGAAAGGAAGTCGAACGCGCCGGCGCCGCTCGAATTCAGCGAGAGCGACGCGCGATTGTTGGCAGTGCCGTCGTCGATCTGGATGAGCCGCTGCGCCTGGCCGGCATATTCGGTGTCGGCCTTGGTGTAGAGCGTGCCAGCGGCGGTTGCCGACAACGTCGCAGTGCTCAGGCTGTCGCCCGCGCGCGATGCGCTGCTCGACGTGGTAGGGATATAGGAGGAAGCGAAGGGAAGAGCCTCCGCTTGCGCACCCCAGATCAGGAACTGTTCGGCGCCTGCGGCCGAAGTCCACGTGGGAGCTTGATTGCTTGCCGAATGCACTCGATCTGAACATAGAACGTCCCGGCACTCAGCGTCCTCGTGATGGAAATGAAATACCAGCCGTTCGCGAGCGCGGAGATCTTCGCGGTTGTACCGGATGCGGCAAATCCGACCACACCGTTCTGCAGATCGAAGAACGCGCCGTCCTGCTGCGCATCGTTTGAGCCAAAACTTAATGCAATCCAGCGGCCGCCGTTTGGCTTGGCGAACAGCGAAACGGCGTAGGCGGCGGCGCTCGCCGTATAGGATTGATACAAATAGTTCGCGGAGCCGCCCGACGCTGGCGCGACATTTTCTGCCGTGGTCGTCCCATTGGGGGCCGTTCCCGCTGCCGCCGTCACGGTCGTACTACTTCCCTTTGTCCACGAAGCATTGTCGAACGCCTGCGACTGGAGAACGAGATTGGTGCTTCCACCCTCGACGAAAATCCCCTTCGGATTGCCGCTGGAATCGTGATCGAAGCGAAGCGTGTTGCTCGCCGCTTGCACCAGCGCACCCGAGGCATTCGTGTAGTATGCTGAGGATGCTCGGCTGAACGTGATGCCCAGTGCCGCGAGCAACGCCGCGGATGATGCGTAGCTCGTGCCGTTATAAAGATAATGATCGCTGCCGCCCTCGGTCGTGAAGTCGGCAAACAGCGTCGGCATGACGCCGCCGATCTCATAGGGCGTGTACCATTGCGGGGCCGCGGCCGGCGTCGTATTGGCCTTGACGCTACGGAACTTCATGCTGCCGAGCCTCCACAGGCTCGACATGAATTCTTCAAAATCCATCTGATCGTCGAGGAAGCGGCACTGGAATGCGTAGGAAAAGTCGGCGGTGATGGCGACGCCGGTGCCGGGCGCCGTGTAGAACCCGAGCGAATTCGGCGCAGTAAGCACCCAAGCGCTCGACGATTGAGCGACGCCGTTCAGATACACATTCGATATCGAGGTAACCCAGCAGACCGGCTCATTGAAACCGCCGAACGTGCGCCCCATCAAGAAAGTCTGTGTCGCACCATCACCGACGCCGACGTTCTGGCCGGCGACCGAATTGTCGTCGGGATCGGTATAGAGGAAGGTCCCAGCTTGCCCGAGCAGCTGGAGGAAAAACCCCATGAGATTTTGCAGGCTCGACGAGCCGAGGCCGGCAAAGGCGGCCGTCGAAGACGATGCCAGGCCGTTGTAGACCGCCTCGAACTCATAGAGCGGATAGCTCATCAGCGCGACGCGGACTTCACGTCCGGAAACGTGCGGCGCTACGCGCGTCGAGAATCCCGGCTTTTTGTGCCGCGACCAGGCGAGGCCGGCCAGACTCGGGAGAGCGGGCGGCGTCGTCATGACCGCATGGTCCTAAGTTGCAGCGACTGCAGCGCGTAGAGATTTGCCATGAACTCCTCGGCATCGAGATCGTCGTCCGCGAAACGGCAGAGAAAATACCAGCCGAAATCGGCGGCCACCGTGACGCCGGCACTCGGCGCGGTCGCAAAGGTTACGGACGCCGCAAGCGGCACGGCATTGACGACATAACCACCGGTCTGTGCGACGCCGTCGAGATAGACGGCGGATACCGGACCGACGCCCGCCGGCGACAACGCGTAGCCCGCGATCGAGACGATGAACGGAAACGTCGTCGTGGAGCCGTCGCCGGTGCCGAGCGGCTGCGCGGTCACAGGCGAAAGCGCTGCCGGCTCGAAATAAAACGATGTACCCTCGCCGGCGCATTGCTCGAAGAAGCCGGCAAGCGCCTGTAATTCGACATCGGGCGCCGCCATGCGCAAAAGATCGTAGTTCAGTTCGATCTTCCACAACGGCGCCGCCATCCGGGCGGCGCGCAACTCGCGGCCGGAAATGTGCGGCGCCGCCATGGTCGAGAAAATCGGCGAATATTGCACCGACCACCCCAATGTCGGCAGCGCCGGGAAGACGGAGTACGGTCCCGGCGGCGGCGGATTATCCGGAACGAGCGGCGCGAGAAACGGGCCCTTGCCGTCGATCCACAGTCCGGCCGGCCAGGTGCCGGCGTCTCCCCAAGTCGCGGCCAATGCTGGGAAGGCCGGAAACGGCCGCGCATCCCAATTCCAGGCCGACATGAAGGTGGTCTCGATCATCGGCATGCCGCTGCCCGATGACTCATTATTTCCGTCGCTCACCCAGTATTCGTAGAGGGCCTGCAGCGCGAGTGTTTGCAGGATATCGTCACGTCGTGGCGCATAGCCACCCGAAGCACTGGCGGCCGGGTCCCACACCGACCAGAACGCCGTGGCGCTCTCCGTGCTCTTGGGATCGAAGAATGCGTTCGGTTGATTGGTGGAACAGTCGCAAGAAGCAAAGCCGTATTCAACGAACGTGATCGATTTCGATTGCGCGTTCCACTCGGTGAGGGGACCGCGCGGCTGCCAGCCGCTGCCGTCACCGTCGTCGTACACGGCCTGATGGCTGCTATTCCACCACCATCGCAGCTGCTTCGGCGCAAGAATCTGTTGATTGGGAAAATAAGCGTTGCGCGATTGCGTCAGCCGATCGCCTTGCGGCAGCGAAACGCGAAGATCGGTGCCGTGCGGATCGAGCCCAATGCCGAGATTGTTGCTGTCATTGTAAAACCAGTTGAAATACTGGCTGCCCTCGATATTGGCCTTGAGATAGGTCTTTGAGAAAATCGTCGGCTGGCCGCTCAAGCCCAGCCCGTTGAATGCCGGCGCGCCCGGTGGCCATGCTCCGCCCGGCGCCGGATCGAGCCAGTGCTGCGCGTCGATCCCGCCATCGCCGGTCGTCCAATCGCTAAGCGGCAGATAATTGTCGAAGCAGACGAGATCGATATTGGCGTGCGCGTAGAGCTGGTCGAGATGCGGCCACTGCCCGTCGTCGCCCGGATGCTGGAAGCCCATCCAATCCGACCAGTCGGCCGAATAACTGATGAGATTGTGGAGACCCGTCGAATCCTTAGTCAGCCCGGCCGTGTCGAAAACGCCGCGCGCATCGTCCGACAATTGGATGAGCCCATTCACGAACGGGTAGTCCCATGTCACCCGCCCGTCGCCGCCGGTCGTGCCGGCTTTTGTCCAGGCCGGACCGCGGATCGTTTCCAGCCCGCGCAGCTCCGAGCCCAGCAGAAAGAGGTCGACGCCGCCGGCGATCACAACGAGGTTGGCGTAATGCAGGATCATGCGCCGATAGGTGAAATCGGTCGGCGATCCCGAATAGCTGACGGTCAGGTTGGTCGTGTCGCGCGTGAATTGCGATGCCGCCGCCGAACCGAGAAACGAACTGATGGCCGCCGCCGCCGCCGAGGACACGTCCGCCGCATAGGTGATCCGCCCGCGCCACGGCAGACCCGCGTTTGTCAGCAGCAGGAACGGATAGAATACGACGCGGAAGCCGCGCGACTTCAAATCCTGGATGCAGCGGACGACCGACTGGTCCGACGGCGTACCGCCGTAAACGGCCGAGCCGCCGCTCGTCGGGATCGGCACAATGCCGGACGACGCTTGCGTCAGCGATGAGACCTGCCAGTTATCCGCAATCCATGTACCGCCGGCGTATTTCTCAAACGTCCCGCCGATGAATGTCGTCGACGGATAGATCTGGCATGTTGAGGCATCGGTCGAGCTTGCAAACCAGGCGACGACAAGGGCGACAGTCTCGCAATCGGGAAACTGCGCCTGGAGCCGATCGAGCGAATAGTCGCAGTCGGTCTTGGTGCCGCTAGGATTATAGTTGAGGTTCTGTTGCGTAAAAGCAGTGTCGCCTAAGCGCTTGGCCTGATACGGCACGCTGTCATAGACCCACTCGCCGGTCGCCGGCAGCAGATTGACACCCTTGAGATAGGTCATGGTCCGTCATGGATTGACCGCGCGCAGCCCAAGATGGGCGCCGCGTTTCACCGCGTCATTGATCGCACGCAGCATGTGCCTTGAATTGTCATTGAAGAAACGCGCGACACTTTGCGAGTCGAGCGCCGAGACATTGATGCTCACCGGCGCATGAATCTGCGGAGACATGCTTGCGCCCGTGTATGGCCCCGAACCGCGCGCCGCCGGGATGATCGTCTCGCCGGGATGAATGAGGGCAAGACCGCCGCGCACCACGTAATCGGTGCCGACGTCGAAAATCGCCGCGGCCGAAACCGAGGCCTGTGCCGCCGCAGCCGGACCCGCGGCCGCAGGTCCCATGGTCGGCGCCAGGAACGCGAACACGCCGGCAAAGGTCTGCGCCGCATCGGTCATGATGGCCTGCATCGCATTGGCGGCGTTGGCGAGAATGCCGGAACTTGACGCCGTCTCCTCCGCGGCGGCACGCGCCGCGGCGCCGCTCGTGGTCGCCGTGGTCTGCGCCAGTTCCGCCGCCGCCCACTTCACCACCATTTGCTCGACCATTTCGATGAATTTGATCGTGAGATCCTCGAGCATTTTGGTCATGGCCTTTTGCCAGGTCGTCGTTCCTTCCAAGAGGCCGCGAAGCTGTGAATTGAATGCGCCTGTCAGCGTCGAGAGATAACCGTTCCACAGCGCCTGCTGGGCCGCGATCGACTGTTCGTCGAGGCGCAGCATGTCGGCGTCGTGTTTGGCGTGTAAGATCGCAATCTGGCCCTCGATGCGGCTTGCTTCCTGGGACTCTTTCTGGGCGATTTTCAGTTTTTTATCGAGAAGATCGAGCGCGGCGTCATATTCTTTCTGCGTCTCCGCCTCGAGCAGCGCGTATTTCTGATCTTGGGTGATCTGGAACTGTTGCACCTCGGCATTGAGAAGAACTTTTTGTTCCGATAATCCTATTTGCAGAAGCCTAAGCTGTGCACCGATTCCCTGGACTCCGCCGGCCGCGCTTTGCGCCGCCGCGCCGACACTCCCGAGTCCCTTGGCGCATTGGTTGATTTGGTCCAGGGGCAAGGCTGCGCCGAACGTGTCGCCCATGCGATCGAGCGTGCCGCTCAGGCCGCTCACCGGCGCCGTTAGCCCAGAGAGCGCGTCACGGATTTGCGCGATTCCGGCCAGCGCATCGTCTGTCGACGCGCCGAAGCGGATTTCGACTTCATTGTCGTCAGCCATGGCCGATTGCCTTGTGAACCGCTTGCACTCTCAGATTGTATTATATTAGGATACACGGTGGGGTTGGGGGATACGAAAATGCGCGTATTTATTGCGTTTTGCGTGGCCTGCTTGCTTGCAAACTGCGCCGCCTCAGGCGTGAAAGTCAGCGAGCAACAAGCGGAAGCGTTCAAGGTCGGGACGGCGACCTATTCGGAGGTGGTGGCCGCGCTCGGCGAGCCCACCTCTACATCCGTGGCCTCGAACGGCAGCCGAACGGCGGCGTACAATTATTCTTCGATGCGCTCGCAACCGCAGAACTTCATTCCGTATATCGGCCCGCTTGTCGCCGGATACGATAACCAATCGAGCGCGGTGACATTTACCTTTGACCAGCGTGGCGTTCTGACCGCCACCACGTCGAGTCAAAGCGGAATAGCAACGGGCGCCAATCTGGCCGCCGGCACCAATGCCGCCGCACGCCCCTATGAGGGCGTTCGGTAGCGCTTCGATCGGCTACGCGATCTTGCCGTTCGGGAACATGGCAAGGAGCTCGCGATAGTTCTTCGAGGATTTCGTCCGCGGCTTATATCCGAGATACGCCGCAGCCATCTTGCGCAGTGGCGGACAATCCGCCCAGGCACGATGCAAGTCCTCGAGAAACAGGACATCGACCTGATCGAGTACCTGATCGCGCGTCCAATGAAGCTCGATCACGAGCTCGGCGACGAGCGCGCGCCAGTCGACCGCGTCGAAGCGCTCGCCGCCAATACTTCCCCCGCGGAGGCGTCCACCGTTCTGCCGCCGGCCTGCTCGATTACGACTGGCAGCGCCGCGACTAGTTCCGCGATCGTGATCGGCAGTTCGAAAAATTCATCACGCGTGAGCTTCGGATGTGCGCGGCGCAATCCATGCCATAGCACTTCAGCGAGCGGCGCCAACCGCTCGCCGGACAGGCTCTCCGCGCCGATAGCGGAAAGTTTCGGCACATAATCGGCAATGGCGAGGATCTGCCGTAACGAAAGCGGCGCGATATGAAAGTCGCGGCCGGCGAGGCGCACGGTGCGCGCCACTGTAAGATCGATGGATTCGTCCCGTTCGACAGTCACGCGGTGTCTCCTTCTCCGCGGTCTCCTCCCCGTGGGGAGGAGGGTTCACGGTATCTGTTCGTCTCAGGGTTTTAGGGGCGTTTCAACAGACAGGCGCCATATCCAACTTGCCTGTTGAAGTTATTGAAAAAACACAATAAGTACTATTTCAACAGTGAGCCTCAAAAATCATAGGAACTGTTGAAATGATTGAATTTCAAGAGCTTAACAACGACCAGCGTCGCGAACTCGTTAACACTCAACAGAGGTACGCCGCATACCGGGAGGCTGAAGAGCGGGCAAAGGGGTACCGCGGTTCGATGACTTGGACACAGATTAAAGGGCGCGATTACTTGGTCCGGAGCCACTACGGCAAGTCTGGGATTCGGCGACAAACGTCTCTCGGTCTCCGCTCGAAGGAGACTGAGGCAATCAAGCTTGAATATGACCACGGCCGCTCAGAAGCCCAGGGCCGCCTGAAAAATCTAAAAACCGTGATCGCTAGACAATCAGCGATCAACCGCGCCATCGGATTGGGCCGCGTTCCGTTGATTGGAGCGAAGATTATCCGTGCCCTTGACCAAGCAGCAATGCTCGGCTCGGGCATCCGGGTGCTCGGCACAAATGCCATCTATGCATACGAGGCCGCCGCAGGTGTCCGCATCGATCCGGGCTTAACCAGCACCGAGGACATTGACTTATTGTTCGATGCGCGTGGCGGATTGACTTTCGCAGCGAACGAAAACGTATCGCCGCCGTCGTTGCTTCATTTGCTGCAAAAAATCGATCGCAGTTTCGAGCGTTCGACTCAAACGTTCCGAGCTGCGAATGGCGATGGGTATCTGGTCGATTTAATCAAGCCATTACGCAACCCGCCTTGGGTGGCCGAGAGCCAGCGGGTGGGCGTGGACGCCGACGACCTTTCGGCGGCCGAAATAGAAGGATTGGCCTGGCATGAAAGCGCACCGTCTTTCGAGGCGCTTGCCGTCGACGAAAAAGGCGAGCCATGTCGCATTGTCGCGACCGACCCGCGTGTCTGGGCCGCTCATAAACTGTGGCTTTCCAAACGCCAAGATCGCGAACCGCTTAGGCGCCGACGAGATGAAGCCCAAGCCCAGGCCATTGGCCATCTTGTCGCGAAGTATATGCCGCATCTGCCGTACGCCTCGGAGCAACTGAAAATGCTTCCGAAGACCGTGTTTGAGGAGGCTGCGTCCCTTTTCAGCCAATGATGCGCGTCGTGCCATTCGGTCCTTGCACTCACTATTCGCTCAAGCTGATCGTGCCGATATTGTTCGAGGCATCGGCGAGCGCCTGGAAGTCGAATTCGGCGACGGTGAATTTCTGATTGGAGAACGGCAGCGACAGTTTCGACGACACGCAGGCATTGAGCTTCACCACCAGGTCCTTCGCGCTGCCGTAATAGTTGAAAGTCTCTTTCAGCGCGATTTCGAACATCGGCAGCGGGCCGGCGAGCTGATTGGCGAGGCTGATCTTGTTCCCCGACGAAATGGTGTAGCTGTAATAGATCAGCACCGCCGAGCCGTTGTCGGCGGAATTGAACGTATAAACGCCGCTCGACACGCAGTATTGGCCCTGCGCCGGCGAGGACGCGACGGGCGAGAGCTGCGCGCCGCTTGACGCGTAGAACACACCGTAATCCTCGACGAAGGTCGAGCTGTTGACCACGGTAACTGCGCCCGAGGCAACCGTATCGGTTTCCCCCGTCGTCATTTCCAGCATGCTGCTGGCGGTGAGCGTCTGGCCGAGAAACAAATTGTTGAATTGTGTCGCCTGAAGTCGGGCATATTTAGCCTTGCCGGTAATCTTGAACTCGCCGCCGCCGGCCGCGACCGCCATGCTGTATTGACCGAGCAGCGTCTCGATCTTGCGGTCGAAATCGATCGAAATGGTATCAAGAGTGCCGAACAGGCAGGGCGGCGTACCGGCCACGTCGGTGCGCTTAGCGATCAGCGTGCCAGAGCCGAAGGCGTATTGGGTCATAGGTGGGATCTCCTGGGTGAATTGCTTTGAAAAGCGCGAATGGGAAGAGAGAATAGAGGCGGCGGATTCGCCCGTCCCTATTCGCTATTCGCCGCTCGCTGTTCGCTAAGGGACTAAAATCTGGAACGGAATCGCGGCGACAGCCTTGCCGTCGATGTCGCCGGTATCGATGAAGACCGGCCCGAACGGATAACAATGCGAAACCAGCCCGCCGAGCGTCTGCTTGTTGCCGGCGAGCGCGTCGGCACCGCTCGGTGCCACTGCTGTATCGATGGCATCGAGCAGCGTATTCATGGCGCTGTCCGGAACATCCTCGGGGTCCATGCCGGCGGAGAGATAAACGAACACATGCGCATTGATGGTGAGCGCCGGCAGGCCTTCGGTCTGCCGGCCGCGCTGCTCGCCGGTCTTGAGCATGGTCAGAAACGGCATCTGCGTTTCATTGACCTGATCCCAATGCATAAAGCGCCGGCTCGTCGCGGTGAAATCCGCCGCGCCCTTGATCAGGTCGAAGAAGGCGACGGAGATTTGTTCGCGGGTGGTGGCGGGCATTACGTGATCTCCTGGCGGATGGCGAGACTCACCGAGCCGCGCAAGCGGTGCGGCGGTTACCCAGCCCGGCAAGTGACAAGCGCAAATAGGAGCGCTCCTGCATGGTAATCGCCGGCAGGTTCACGCGCGAAGCGAAGACTTGCTTGCCGCCGGCTACGACGGCGAGCGCCTGGGCCAGGTCCGGCACTATCTCATGACTCGGGAGGATGCTCTGCATCCTCTTTGAGGGTGCGAGGATAGAATTTTTGCCAGACGACTTCGTTGCTCCGTTCGCCGGTGTGCAGAAAACGCGCGGCAACCTGCTTCAGTTCATCGAAGTTTATGATGTACCGCGCGGCAACCGGTGTCGGCGTATTGGCAGTGAGAAATTCAACATAGCCGCGCTTTAATGGCGGACGTGCGGAGACGGCCAGAAGGTTTGGCGATTCACCTTGGGAGCGCGAGTGTTGAACACAGCCGACGTTATCACCAATCCCAACCATCAGCTCGAAGCCATTGTCGCATGAAAGCCGAATGAAGAAGGGCGGCTGCTTTCTTCGAGACTCGAGCAATTCGACAAGCTTCGAGTCATCGGAAATAACGGCGCCGTTCATAGAATCGCGATTGTCTTGCTGATTAACGTATCGAACTTTCATAGCGTTATGCCGTTGAACCTGTTCTAATCGGCAGTCCGCTCTGCATCTTCTTCAATGGCCCTTGGGTCGAGAACCTGCCACGAGACAACATCACTCCGCTCGCCAGTCTGTAAGAAGTATAGAGCAACGCCAGTGCGTTCGCCCTTCGACGCGATATCGATGGGAAGCCGGTAGCAGGTCGTCAGTTCATTGTTGAGTTCGGAGATTGATCGGACCGTCCAGTGCGTATGCGCGCCGACAAGGCTTTGCTTCTCCAAAAGAGGAACAAAACACCGTTCGCACTGCACGACACGCGATCAACTTCCCGGTCGCCGGAGAGAGAAAAGACGCGCAATCCCGGCATCGCAAGCATTGCGATCAGGCTCCATCGAATGATTACGGAACGTGAAAGATGGACAGGCTCGAACGTGCCGCGGCTGGCAGGCCTTATTGCATCGCCTCTACCACCGCCTCGCTCAGTTCGTCCCTGATCTCATCCGCCATCTCAGCGAGCGACGAGCGCATATAAGAGCGCTCCGGCATCGCGATCGCCGGTAGGTTCACGCGCGCGGCGAAGACTTGCTTGCCGCCGATGGCGAAGGCGAGCGCCCTGGCCTTGTCCGGCAAAATTTCGTGCGGCGGGATGGTGCCGCCGAATTCGTGGATCGCCGCGTATTTGATATCGCCGGACGTGGCGATGCTCACGGAGACGTTTGCCGACGAGTCATCGACCGTGGCGGCGATCGAGCGGGCGAGCGCGCCGCTCTTCGTATTGAGCACCGTGCCGGCGAGCTTTTGCTGGATCTTTACTTGCAGCTCGGCGGCAAGCCTATTCGCCTTGCTCGACAGCGCGTCGCGCAGGCGATCCGGCATGGCCGCCAGCGCGGCGCTAGCGCCGTCGAGCAGATTGGCCTGGAGCATCACACACCCACCACGCTGCGGTACGGATCAAGCGACGCGCGGATGAAATCCGGCATGTCTTTCAGACTATACGACGCCGTCTGCTGGCCCTGCACGGTCTGCGCGCTTTGCCCGACGCGGGTGCGGTAGCGGTAGCGCTCGGCGGTCCATTCGATGCAGGCATTGTTAATCGCGGCCGGAATGAAGCCGTAGGAGATGAGCACGCCGGCGCCGGCATCCGCCGCCGCGAAAGTGTATACGCCGCTGGCCACGGCATATTGGTGCGCGGCCGGATTACTCGCCACCGCCGCGAGCGCAGTGCCGTTGGCATAAGTGACGCCGGCGTCGCTGGCCCAGGGCCCGAACGGCGCGGCAGCCGTGACATTATATGGACCGGGCGCGGCGGGCACGCTCGCGGCTTCGTTCTCGACGGCGTATCCAGCGTTGTAACCGACAACGACATTCTGCCGGCCTTTGCAAAAGACTTCGCCGAAGACGTCGAGCGATTGCGGCCGGCCGAGCGGCAGGCCATCCCAGGTTTCGAGCAAATAGCCGTTGGCGCATGACGCGCCGGCACCCGGCACGGGCGCCGCGGCCACCGCGCGATTGTCGATGACCAGCGAAGTGACTTGCAGCACCGGATAGCGGCGCAGATAGAGCCGCGCCTTGCCGTCACCGTCGAGGCGCTCGACGAAAGCGCGCGGCGTCAGCGACGGCCGGCCGAGATAGGCGGTGATCGCGCCACTGACGTCAGTAATGAGCCGCGCGATGAGCGCGTCGTCGGACGAGCCGATGCCGCTCGAGCCCGACAGCCAGGTTTTCACGTCGGCGAGCACGGCGAGATCGGACGCAGCCATGGTGCAATCTCCGCTCAGGCTTTTTTGGCGGCCGGGCGGCTGCGCCGCGGCGCGGGTGCAGCATCCGGTTTTTCGGGCTCGTCGGTCTCGACAAAGCCGAAGCATTCGATCAGCAGCGCGCCGATCTCGGCCTCGACCTCGTAGAGGCCGTTGCGAGTCCCGAGCACGACGCCCGCCACGCACGGATTGCCGACGCCTTCCGGCGCTTTCAGTTTCATGAAAACCTCGCGTTGTTTGGCGTGCCGGAGACGGTCATAGCCATAGCCCGCGTTGAGCGCAGCAAAATGCGGGAATGCTGGCGCTGAAACGCAGTCCTCGGATTTGGCTCCGCTCAATCCGAGTTATTTGCTTCACGGCTTGAGAATTACTTCGCTCAGATTGCAGTTCGCGCTGGCAATTTCTACTTGGGCACAACTGAGCCGTCGTCGAGACCCAAAAGGCACATTCCGGCATCGCCGGTCTGCGGCTGCCGCTGCCATTCTTGTATACGCTCAAGCATTTGCCGCGCGGCCTGTGGCTCAACTGCTAGCGTGGCTTTTGCTGCTTGTAATCGAACCTGAAGATCTGGATGGTTGAAGAGCGCAAGCAATGCTCTTCTTTGGTCTCCCGGACGGATTTTCAATTCATCCCTGACCGCGACCATCTGGCCGTAGAGGCGATTGAATTTGGCAATTTCGTCTTCAAACAACGCTTTGTTTTGTTCGACACAACTCACAGCAAAGCGATCGACCAATTCAGCCACTTTCGCGTTTTGAGCATTAAAACGTTTCACGGCGTTAGCACTCCGAACCGAACGAGCGCATACTTTCCCACGCGCACGCGTTCGTCCCAACCTTTGCCTCGCAAATAATCTCTTGGCGAGAACCCATCGAAATCTTTATTTTTTTGTCGCAAACCACGCGCTAATCAACCAGTGCTTCAGGGTCGGAATGCGAACCAAATAATCTGGTGAAATCGCGCCCTCAACTGGGTACAAACGAACCATCATTGAGACCTACGATGCACATGCCCGCATCACCGGCCTGTGGTTGTCGGCCCGAAGCGGCAATAGATTGAAGCACGCGCCGCGCTTCCGTTGGCGCCACTGCCAAAGTGCTGACTGCAGCCTTGAGTCGAACCTGCATATTTGGGTAGCCGTGGAGTGGAAGAAGCGCTTTACGCTGATCGCCTGGGCGGCTTCTTAATTCATTTCTGACAGCGTCCATCTCGCCATAAAGTCTCTTGAATTTGCCGATATCATCCTCAAGCAATGCTTGATCCTGTTCCAGAGCAATTGCGACGAAGCGATCCACCAACGCTGCGACCGTCATAGCTTGAAGCTTAGCCCGCATCATGGCTCAAGCACTCCAAACATAAGCAATGCATCATAGCCGACGCTTAAGCGTTCGTCCCAACTCTTACCTCTTAAATAGTCTCGTGGTGACAGTCCGCCAAATCTTTCATTTGGAGTCGAATATCAGGCACTGATTTCCCAATGGACCAGCGTCGGAATACGAACCAAATTCTCGGACGCATCGATTATACTGTCAGGAAAGCCATCCTGCCCGGCCGGCGTTTGCTCGACGATGTGATGAATATTGTATCCGTCCAGGGGACTCAAGTCCTGCTGTAGCTCTTGCAGCGTTTTTGGCGGATCTTGATAAGCATCAATCCAAGGACGAAACTCAGACAGCCACTCGGCCGCTTCCAAGGCTAAGATAAAGTCACCGGCCGGCTCCCCTGCCAACGCTACTCCAGCCAGCCAGTAGGCGGCGGCTTTCAGGAAGGTATTGACGGCTTTGGCCGTTGCCGGCTCTTCCGGTGGAATTGTGGGCGGCGGCCCGATTGCCGGACCCTGATTGTCTCCGATGCCCGAAGGATCATTTGCAGCGTATTGAGCACCCGGCTTCCAGACATCGTCGGGTGTCGCGTCGGAAAGAACGCGCGAATCACTCGAATTTCCGTTCTCACCCTCTGCCGTCCACTGGCCGCCATCGGCGTTGCCGACGGGCACGCGAGGTTCATCGGGATTGAAATCGGCTTTGCGAAGGTCCCGAAAGACATTCCGGACAATACCTAGAATCAGCTCACGAGCGTTCGGAGTGGAAATGAGTTCGGCGCGCCGCTGGAGCCGCTCCTCCTCGTCTTGTGCGGCGAGCGCACGGATCGCTTTCGCGATTTCCAGCCGCACCGGTAGTGTTTGCGGCACGGCATAGAGGCGGCGCGATGGAAGGAGCGTCATTCATTTGATCCGAGCATCGTCACAGGGAGAATCGTCATTGCGAGGAGCGAAGAGACGAAGCAATCCAGAGCTGGATTGCTTCGCTTCGCTCGCAATGACGCGTAAATCACCCCGCCGCGATATTCGCGATCACCGCCATGGCCGGCGGGAAGTAGTGCTGCAGCACCTCGTCGGCATAGACGCCGGTTTCGTAGCGGCGCGCGCGCGGCGGCCACTCGATCTGGTAATAGTCCTGGCGCGTGCGGATCTGCATGACATTGCCGACATTAGACAGCGGATAGGGCAAGGTGCGCGCGGTCATCAGCAGTGCGCCCGCCGGCATGTTGGGATGGACGCGGATGTCGATCGTCTTCGGCCCGGCCATCGAGAACTTGTTGAGATAGGTGCGCACCATGACGCCGCCGCCGAGTGCGCCCTGCTCGCTGTCGAAGACGAAGCGCTGCGCCGCATTCGTTCCGCCGGCGAGGATTTTCGCCGACAGATTGTTGGCGACTTGCGAGCCGACCCACATCGTGTCGGGCGACAGCCGGTAATTGTCCCAGCGGTTCTTGAGCGCCGCGTCGACCTCGACGATGCCGCCGGCGCCGTCGCCGGTCAGCGTCGAGCCGGTACCGGCGGTGCCGGTCGCGAGATATTGGACATAGGCGTTGGCGCCCGATTTGAACGCCTGGTACAGCAGGCCGTCGAAGACCAGCGCATTGGTCGAGTTGTCGCTTCCGCCCAGCGAGGCCGCGGTCTGCGTGCCGGCCGCATTCGCGGTGATGACGAGCGAATTGATGGTGGTGATGGCGCCGAGCACTTCCGAGCCGGCGGCGCCCCAGAACCAGGCATAACCCATGGCGCCGGTGACGGGTGCGACACTCGCGGCGATCGAGCCGGAAGTGCCGGACGAGATCGACGCGGTGGCGTTCGCGGATTTGCCGGCTGCGCCGCCGCCGAACGTATCCGACGAGCCGTCGGCATTGCTGCGCGTGATCGCGCCCTGGATGCCGCCGGTGACGCTGCCGTTGACGATCGCGTCGAGCGAAAGCGCGACGCAGATGACACTATAAGGTGACGCCGCGGCGGTGAGGCTGCCGCCCGAGGTCGAGGGCGCCAGCGACGGCGTCGGCGTGGTGCCGAGCGGCACCGAGGTATTGCCGCCCAAAATCAGCAGCTCCTCGCCGAGCATGCAGGCTTCGAGCCCGATCTTGGCGCCGATCGCCTTGACGTCGTCAAAGCCCATGCCGGCATATTGCGCCTCGAAGTCGACCGAGGTCTCGATGCCGATGCCCTTATAGGCGGCGCTGTAATCCTGCGTCGTCACTGCCTGCACGCCGCCGCGGTTGCCGCCGGAAACGCCGATGCGCAAGCCTGTCGTGTTGACGCCGGTCACCGCGCGCCAATTGGCCTGGACGCCGCCCTTGCCGGACACGCGCGGAATCTCGTTGCGCAGCGGGGTGAGCAGCGGATAGACGAATTTTGCACCGGTTTCGAGGTCGTAATAGGTCAACCCCGATGTCGGCGAACTCGATTCCGAAAACGTGCTCTTGGCGAGCGGATCGCCGGGCAGCGGATTGGCGTGCGCTTTCTCGATCTCGCGCAGAAAGCCGCCGGCATTGGTGAGCGCGGCATTGTAATCCTGCACGGTGCGCGGCAAGGCCGACTTGGCAAGCACATGGTGAAGATTGGGCTGATACATGATGTCGTTCCCGTCTGTGGTTGGTTGGTGTGGATTCTCAGCCATCATTCCGGGGCCGAGCAAAGCGAGGAGCCCGGAATCCATAATCACCGCCCGTGATTATGGATTCCGGACTCGCCGCTGCGCGGCGATCCGGAATGACGAGAAGGTGAAAGCCGTCTTATTCCTGGCGCACGCGAAAGCCGGGGATCGCCCGCATCGGCCGCGCCTGCGCCTTGCGGATGGCGGCTTCGGCGAGCGCTTCGAGCGCGCCCGGCTGATCGAGCAGCGCCTCGGGTTTTGGAAAACTCGTATCGTCTGCTTTCTCGGCGACGCGCACCGAGGTCGAGCCGAGCGGCAACGGCTGATCCTCGATTTTCTTCACCCGCGCGGCCATCTCATCGATGCGCGCGGTGACCCCGTGCAACGCTTTCGACAGCGTGCGTTCCACCGAGCGATCGAGGATTTTCGCCAGCTTTTCCGTTTCGCCGCCGAGCGCTTCCGCCGCGCCCTCGCCTGCTTGCGGCGAGAATTCGGGCCGGTGGTCGACGTTCGCGCCAGGAATACTGGCGGCGGCACAGCAATCGGGATCGAGCGCGACCAGAAGATCGTGGCTTTGCTTGATGCGCTCCTTGTCGGCCTTGGAGTGCCGCGCGCCGATCTTGGCGAGCGCATCGGCAATCGATCTTGCAGCCGCCGGCGCGCCAGCTTTGAATTTGCGCAGCTCCGTCGAGCCGTCGGCCTTGATCACCGCGAAGGTCGCCTCCGGCAAACACGGATGATCGACCAGGGAAACCTCCAACGGCTCGGCGGTGTAACGCGTCAGCGCCGGCGCATCCGGATCCGGCCAGCGCTTGAGATAGCGCCCGCCCTGCGAGAAGCCGGTATAGACGCCCTCCTCCACCTTCTGCCATTCGGCGTCGTCGACCACCTTGCCGCAAATCTCGATGCGCTTGGCGTCGTCGTTGAACGCGATCTCGACCAGCTTGCCGGCGGCGACATTGCCGTGCATGGCGCGCAGATTGCCGAAACTCTTGCCGCCGCTGGCGCTGGCGAAATTCTGCGACCACTTCTGATAAAGCGGCTTGGTCGAGGCATAGTCGCAAACCTCGCCGGACACGTCCGGCGCCTCGGCGGTGACAACGCCATAGACGAGGCGCTGCGCCGCATCGATCTTGGTAATGGGAACGAAGATTTTCATGTCATCCATTGCGCACTCCTTGTTGCGGTGTTGCGCCGTATGCGGGGGTTGGGCCGGGGCGCAACGCGTCTTGGCTACCGAACCGTTTGCGTCGGCGGCGCTTGGCGAGATCGCCGGCGAATTCGGTGTCCCAATAATCCTGGAATTGCTTGATCTGGTCCGGCGTCCAGC